GCCCATGTGGCTGATTATGTTGCACGATATGAGTTTATTCGAATCCGAGGAGAAGGGTGTGCTGGCACACAAGTCTTCAAGGTTTCTGATTTACAATATGCGGTTGCTGACACAAATCATCCCAAGTATGGTCAAAGAGATGCCTGTTTGATGCTTTTCCCTATCCAGGCTCGTCAATTCCCAGATATAAGAGGACATTTTGCTGACTCTTATAGTTTCGCACGTTATTCAGAAATTAAGAATGCCGCACTCATTGGTTATTTACCGAGTGAAGATCTTGCCCATCGCGTCCAGATAACTGGAAACGTGAAGGCTACCGATCGGGTGCAACAGGTGAGAGTGGAAGGTGAAGAGACGATCAAAATCGTACGCGACGTGTTCAAATACGATTTAATAACTTTCCCGGGTGATTGTGGCAGTTTGCTGGTTTCGCTCAGTGATTCTCAGACCAAGCGCATAGTAGGAATACATTGCGCTGGAACGAGCATCCCTGGCGAGACTGGTATTGCTGCCCCAATTTCGCGGGAATTTATTGATTATCTCGAATCGGCTCTCAAACCGACTCAAGAACAACGAATTTCGGAACCAGATATTGCTACCGCTAATATTAAGATAGCGCGTACTGAAATATCAGAAACCGAGTATCATGAGTTCTCCACTGCCACTCATAAAGGCAGTTTCCATCCTATTGGAGAACTTGATCACGGCACCACCTCTGGTTCGAAATCAGCCATTAGAGAATCTCCTATTGGCAATGCGATCACTGAATACACGACCGGCCCTGCTAAGCTTGGACCTTTCAGAGTGAACGGCAAGGTCATTGACCCTAAATTCAATGCAATTGAAAAGGGAAATGTTGTTCCAACACCAATGGAACCAATGCTGCTCACTGCCATCCGATTATACAAGCAAAGGCAAAATCGACGAGGCGGCGATGAATATCGTCGCGTATTGACCCTGGCTGAGTCCATCAAGGGTGTGGAAAATGATCCACTTATACCCCCGATGAATCGAAAGAGCTCCCCAGGATATCCCTTACAGCGAACCAATCCAGGAGCAGGAAAGAAGTTCTGGTTGGGTGAAGGTGAACATTATATTGTTGATCATCCACAAGTTGTCGCTGAAGTGGCTCAAATGGAAGAAGACTGCCGGAACGGAATTCGACCTGAAATCATCTTTGTTGATACATTGAAGGACGAACGTCGACCACTGGAAAGGGTTGTCGCAGGTAAGACGAGAGTCTTTGCGTGTGGCCCTCTCATTGGCAATATTCTAATGCGAAAGTATTTTGCGGGATACCTAGCCTATAAGAACAAGAATAAAATCTATCACCGCACATGTGTTGGCGTGAATCCCTACTCTCGCGAGTGGGACTCCTTGGCTAGACACCTGTTATCGAAAGGAAATTCGTTTCTTGCCGGAGATTTTGGCAATTACGATGCAACCCTTGGAGCAGACGTATTGTTTGCATTGTGTGACGAGATCAACGATTTCTATTACCGACCAGACATGAGTGAGGACGAAGAAGCACAGTGGCGAGTTGACAACAAGATCCGAAAGGTCTTATTCTCTTGCCTTGCCTTCGCAATTCACCTTGATGGAAGGGAGTTGGTATCGTGGGTCCAGTCACAACCAAGTGGTTGTATTTTGACTGTTAATTTGAACTCGGAATTGAACTCATACTACTCCATAGCTGCTTATTTGCTTATGGCGCGGAAGTTTGCGCCCGAACTCTGTTCTCTGCAGAGTTATGAGGAGTATGTGGCCGAAGTGAATTACGGCGATGACAATGTGAAGTCAATTCATCCAACCATTCGTGGCTGGTATAATATGACGAACCTCATAGAGGCTTATAGAACTTTGGGTCTCACCTACACCGATGAGGAAAAGAACGAAAACACGACCGAGTTCAGGGAGATAACTGAAATTTCTTTCCTGAAGCGCAAGTTCCGTTTTGACAATGCTCAAAAACGTTTCCGTGCACCACTAGCCTTGAAAGTAATCTTGGAAATGGCACAATGGGTCAAAGGAGCTGAA